TTTGCACCTGACTATTTATCGCAGGCTGCGGCGGCGGCGGGGCGCGGTCTGCTTAAAAATTGGGGTACACTTGGCGGCCTTGGTGACATAGTAAACAAACCATCTGCAACACCCGGAGCGCCTCCTGAAGGCGCAGGATTTCCTGCAACCAGTCAAGAAGTTGAGCAAGCCGCAGGATTACAAAAAACTCCTGAAGGGTATGGTCAGTATGAATTTTTAGGCGGTCTTCTTGGCCCCGGCATTATTTCTCAGGGTTTAGGTTTAGCTGCGCGCGGTGGTCGAGCAGGCGTTGAATTTCTTAACAATCTTCGCAATGTAAAAAACGCGACTTATGTTAACGCTGCCGAAGGTCGTGGGCCAGAAATTATTAACGCGCTTCGTTCAGCAGACAATACAATTGTTCCCGGTAGTTTACCTACGGCGGGGCAGGCTGCGGTTGATGTAAGCGGTACTCAATTTCCTTCATTACAAAAAGCCGCCGAAAAAGTGTTGCCTACGCAATATCTTGAACGCGCAGATGCTCAAAAAGCTGCTCGGTTGGCTCAACTTCGTGAAGTTGGTGGAACACCAGAAGAGTTAAGAGCCGCAGAAACCGCAAGAGCAAATGCTGCCGAACCGTTATACACCGAAGCGCGCGCGCAACCGGGGCCGGTAAATACTCAGCCAGTATTGGATGTAATTAATAAAGCAATAACTGAAAATCCGGGAAACACTGCGCTCGTACGCGAAATGTCACGCATTAAGTCCAACATGGGTGATATGGCAAACTCTGGTGATTTGGCTTCTGTTTTAGATGATGTGAAAGCCGCGCTTAAAAGCGAAGATAACAAATTTATTACCGGCGCTTTAACTAACGTAAAAGACAAACTTGTTGAAGTGTTGCCCGGCATGGAAAAAGCGCAAGCTACATTTCGTGAAATGAGCAAACCCGTAAACACTATGGAAATTGGGCAATATTTAGAAGGTAAATTAACTCCGGCATTAGGTGAAACAGTTGGTCAACGCGCAGGGCCATTTGCCGAAGCTCTTAGAAGCGCCCCAACTACAATTAAACGCGCTACCGGTACACCTAGATTTGATAGTTTAGCACAAATTCTTGCGCCTGAAGACATGGCAAAATTAGAAGGCATTCGTGCTGATTTGGCGCGTACTGCTGAATATGAAACAAAAGCTAATGCGGGAACATTGGGTCTTCCAGTAACTGAAGCTAAATTGCCTAATTTTATGAACCGGATTGCATCTATCGCAAATGAGGTGATAAAAAAATTAGCGGGTAAAATTGACAGAAAAACCGCAATTGAAATTGCTACAGAAATGCTAGACCCCGCCACGGCGGCTAATGCTATGGAAAAAGCCTTAGCAAATGAAGCCGCGCAAGCCGCCCGCAAAACTGCAACTACAACAGGCGCTGCGGCTAACACAAAGGTAATTAACCAGCTTGCTCCCGCAGGCGCTACGATTAACGCATTAGCAGAGCAACGTCGGTAATGGATACGCAATCCCTCATTAACTTAGCCGGTGGGGCGGCTCTATCCGCCCTTGGTTGGTTTGCTCGTGAAATATGGGGCGCGGTCAACGAACTGCGGCGCGATCTGCATCAGATTGAAATTGAGCTGCCGAAAGAGTATGTGCAGAAGATCGACCTCGACAAGCGGATGGCACACATCGAGGATATGTTTCAACGCATATACGACAAACTGGATGGCAAGGCGGACAAATAATGGATCCATTTACGCTGATTGCTGGCGCGACCGCGATCTACAACGGTATCAAGTCGGCAGTTAGCGCGGGTGAAGATGCGCTCAAGACGGCGGAGCGCGTCGGCAATCTGTCGGCTAAGATAGCGCAAATCGTTCAGCTTACGTCAACGCCGAGCAAGAAGAAACTGTTTCAGTCTCAAGCTAACTATGAGGCTCACGCGGTCAAGCTCTACGCGGTCAAAGCCAAGGCGTATGAACTTCAGCTTGAAACCAAGAACATTTTCGTATCAACCTACGGCAAGCAAGCGTGGGACAACATCCAACGCGAGATTATTGAGATGCGTAAAGAAGCCGCGCGGGAAGCCGCAGCGGTGTTAAAGCAACAAGAAGCTACCAGAGATGATTTAATTATGATAAGCAGCATTATCGGGTTTCTGGTACTTGGTATCGGCGTTATCGGCGTAATCCTCATATTAACGGTGAAATGACATGGCTTTTGGTATTGATGACGCGGTCGCCGCAGGGCTAAAGGTACTTGATAAGTTTGTCCCAGACCCAGAGGCAAAGGCAAAGTATGAAGCAGATCTTCGTGAAAGCCTTAAAGGTTGGGATCAGCAACAGGCTGATGTCAACGCTGCCGAAGCTACAAACACTAACCTTTTTGTATCTGGTTGGCGGCCTGCTATTGGTTGGGTTGGTGCACTTGGCCTCCTCTACCAGTATCTATTGCGTCCAATTGCCGTCGGCGCAGGGTGGCACGATCTGCCTACTTTGGATCAGTCGCTTATGGAATTGGTGACCGCCATGCTTGGCATGGCTGGCTTGCGTACCTTTGAAAAGACACAAGGTATCCATGCAAAGTAATTTTAACGCTTGCCTTGCCCTCGTCCTTAAATCCGAAGGCGGTTACGTCAATCATCCTGCCGATCCCGGCGGACGTACTAACCTCGGCGTTACGCAGAAGGTCTGGGAGAACTGGGTTGGGCATCCGGTCACCGAAGCCGATATGCGGGCGCTAACACCCGACGATGTAGCGCCTATGTACAAAGCTAAGTATTGGGATGCGGTCAAAGGTGACTATCTGCTATCCGGCGTTGACTATGTTGTCTTTGATACCGCCGTTAACAGTGGTACAGCCCGCGCCGCTAAACTGCTTCAGACAAGCCTAGGCATTACCGTTGATGGCGCTATTGGCCCTGCTACGTTGACCGCAATGCAGGCGTGTGACCCAATCGAATTGATCAAAGACATCTGCGCTGCGCGGCTTGCGTTCCTTCAGGGACTATCGACGTTTGGTACGTTTGGCAATGGATGGACACGGCGCGTTAATGAAGTGCAGGCGGTGGCTGACAAGATGGTCATTACGCAGATGGAGTTGCCCTTATAGCCGCGCAGCGTCTTTGAGCAACTCAGCGCGCTCCCGCGTTGACCGCAGAATGCTATATCTTTGATGAAGACGCTTTAGGATTGACAGACGACGCGTTGTTTGCTTCTCGTTTTCGAGCATCACTAGCAGCTCGCTTTCGTTGAGTGTGCAGAGTTTGTCGTTCAAAGTCCGCCAGTTTAGATTGCTCGTATGCAAGTTTTCTCTCCAGATTTTTAACTTCGCGTTGAGCGCGGGCTACAGATTTTTGAACTGATAGCCAGAAACGCTCTCTATTGTACAATAAATCTTTTGCAAGTTCTAGTTTGACCTTTACAGCCTCAACTCGTCTAGCGCGATGTCCGATATTGCTTTTTTGTCGTGTAGGCTCGCCCATATCCGTTCGTCCACTGTTTTGTTGGTCATTATGATGTAGCACCATACTGCTTCCTTCTGACCGCTTCGGTGCAACCGTCCCACAGTCTGCTCAAACAACTCAAGCGACCACGGCAGCGACACGAAGATAATCTTATTCCCGCCATATTGTAAATTCAGCCCGTGACCGGCAGACTTGGGGTGGATCAACAGCAACGGGATCTTGCCCTCGTTCCACGCCTCGACGTTGCCGTCAATGGTTTTGGCATAAGGGTAGAGCCGTTGGAGCATAGCAAGTTCTTCTTTGTAGTTATAAACGACGATTGTGTTAGATCGTTGGTTTTCTTCTAAAATGTCATCCAACAGATCAAACTTGTGCGAACCCGTCCAGTGCGCGGTGCCAGTCTCGTCATAGACAAACCCTGACGAGATCTGTTGGAGTTTGTTGACGGCGACCGCAGCAGTCAACGCGGTTACATCCTTATCTTCTAGCTTTGCAATCGAGTCCTTCTTCATTTGCTCGTACGGTTTGCGGTCTTCCATGTCGCAACGCATCTCGACCATATGGCAGGGCGGCAGCTTGTCGGCGTATTCGCCGGGTTCAAGCACAAAGGTAGCGGGCTTAATGCGTTGCATCACGGCTTCGAGCGAACCGGCGCGGGCGACCCATTCGCCGTAGTCTGGATTGGTCAACATGAAGTATTGCTGAAGAAACGCGCCTTTCGACCGACCGAGCAACGATTGATCAACAATCTTGCATTGCCCAAAGACATCCTCAAGACCGTTTGATGTAAACGAACCGGTCAACCCCCACCGGATGTGGATTTTGTCAATTACTTTATGCAACGCCTTGAACCGCGTCCCTGACGGGTTCTTCAGCCGCGTCAGCTCGTCGAACACAATAGCGTCAAATTTTAGCGGCTGCGTCGCCAACCATTGCAGATTGTCATAATTGGTTACGACCACATCAGCGTCAGATGCTAGGGCTTTCGCTCGTTGCGCCGGTGTGCCTACAGCAACGGCTAACTTCAACTTAGGTGCCCATTTGGGTTGCTCGACAGGCCAAACGTCTTTACAGACGCGCAGCGGTGCTAACACCAGAAACCGCCCGCCTAGGTCTTGCATAGCGGCTAAGGTCATCGCGGTCTTGCCTGCGCCGACCGGCGCTAAGATCATCGCGCGGTCGTTTGCAAACAGAAAATCCGCGCCTTGTTCCTGATAATCACGTAATTTCATTTAACCATTTATCCACATCTTCTTTTGACCACAGACAAATATATCGTTGATTTAACTTTTCCATGTCGTTGGCAAATTGCGCTTGAAGCGCCGATAGTTTGCCTTTTGGCTGTTTCAATTCGACAAACCATGTTTGCCCCGGCAAACACACAATTCGATCTGACACGCCGCGATGCGACGGCGACGTAAACTTGTAAGCTACGCCGCCGCGCTTCTTAACTTCGCGCACCAGATGCTGTTCAATGTGTTTTTCCATACGTTTTCATAACTTGTAAAAGATTGTTTGACAAGTCGTCATTTTTTTGCAATCCACGTATGGTGTATTTAGCCTTGCGAAACGGAGAACTAATTATGCAAACTACTTTTGCTTTTGAATGGGATTTTGCAACATCCCCAAGTAAGGATATTGAAGACATGGCATGGAATTATCGAGTGATATACAGCCCAAAGAACGAAGACCTTGCGTGGGATACGGACACGTTTTCCATTCGCGAAGTGTTTTATAATGACGATGGCGACATCGAATATTGGTCTGACGAAAACGCAGAGCCTTTCGGCGCTACGTTTGAAGAGCTTGCAGCCGATTTTGATTTGATGGCAGAAGCCTTTGAGCGCCCTATTTTAATGACGATCACGACAGATGACGGCATTGACGGTCTGATCGAACTTAGCGACGAAGACTAAAATACGTACTGCCCCCTGAACACTGGCCTGCCGTTTAGCAGTTCGCAGAGTTCAGGGGGCATCATTACCCCGTCATCGTCAAATGTAAGCACGGCGAAGCCTTGTTGCGCTCTCGACGATGCGCCCTCGGTATACTGAAACTGCGGCCCATGCGGGTCAGCCAATGTGCCAGTTTCCACGCCCCAGCGCGTTCCCTTACGATCCCTGATAGCCGTGATCTGTAGCTGATGCGTATGACCTGTCACCATGCTAAGGCCGGAGTGCATGGAACTGTTATAGCCTGAGTGAATGCCCGACCGAAAGCGATGCCGAATTTCAACAGTCTCGTTAAACTCAAACGCCCACGCAAATTCCCAATCTGGGAAATGTTCGTGAAGCGACAGGATGTATCCATCAAGTTCATTGGCGTTGGCGGCAATGTAGTTGTCGATGCGAATGTCGTGGTTGCCTATTGTCCAGAGTTGATGCTTGACTTTTGGAAGCATCTTAATCCACCGCTTGGCGGTTTCAATTTCTTTTTCAATTTTAGGTGCTTTTGACCCACGCATTTGCGGGTGGCGCGAGATCCTAGCACCATCGATAATGTCGCCATTCAGAACAATGCCGTCTACTTTTAGAGTCTTGGCGAGCTTGACAACAGCTTTGTAAATTAATGGCGGGTCGCCATCCCAGATATGTAAATCAGAAACAATTAACCATGTCGTTCCGGGAACATTCTTTGCAATCATGCGCGGGTATGCCCAGCGCCCATTGATTGTTTGATCAGGTATTCCGTTAGGAAACCGCAGTTGTGCCTGCGAACGTCGGTGGGTAAAGGTCTTGACGTTTACGCCAATCGACCGCGCGGCGGCGGCATCAACGCATTTATTTTCTTCCCACAAACGCAATGTATCAATTAAAATTTCTGCACTAAGAGGGGGAGTAGCCATTGGGTCATCCTCTGATTTGGTAAGCCCTTATACCACCTTTATAATGTCAGTTTAATTTCATCTTTGTAAAAAAATGTTTGACAGCATTTTTTATTGCGGTATGGTTGGCACCTCAACAGGAAAGGATAGTGAAATGGTTTCGGATGAAATACAAGAATTAGTGTTAGAAATTAGCGAAATTTTAGATGGACATACTCATAATGACGTTATCAACGTATTAGTTACGCTTCTTGGGCTTAGTTTGGAAGTTGTAAAAAATCCTGATCAAATAATCGACGATATGGTAAAATTTTTAAAGGAAACCAACTATGCAACACAGTAACATTGTAGGTGGTTCCACCGCCAAGCGCGTCATCGCGTGTCCCGGCTCTGTAGCGTTATGCGCTACAATGCCCGCCAAGCCGTCTAGCAGTTATGCTGACGAAGGCACCTTGCTCCACGAAGTTATCGCTGAGATTGTCGGTAAAGACGCAACGCCGTCGTCTTTTCTGGGGCATACATATGAAGGCATTGTTCTAACTCAGGAACTGATGGATGAGAAACTTTTACCCGCGCTTGATGCGCTTAATCAGATCGATCCTACCTTTGAGATGGCCCTCGCGGTCGAAACAAGAGTTGGTTTCGGTGAAGATATATTGCCGGGAGTGTTCGGTTCAACTGATTTGCTTGGGCGAATTGGTGACCGTGCCTATGTCATCGATTGGAAGTTCGGAGACGGAGTTGCGGTATACGCTGAAGAAAACCCTCAGCTTATGTTCTACGCCGCAGCCGCCATGCGAACACCCTCAGTCAAGTGGGTGTTTGATGGAGCAACTGAAATCGAATGTGTTATCATTCAACCTACCAAAGGTGTAACCCGTTGGGTGACAACGCCTGCTCGCATCGCCGCCTTCGAGAAAGAATTGATCCGCGCGGTGAAGAAAGCGCAGAAGCCAGATGCGCCACTGGCACATGGCGACCATTGCAAATGGTGCGCCGCCCGTCCGGTATGCCCTCTAATGACCGGAGCTGTGGACAGAGCCTTGCAAACGCAGATTGAGGGGCTAGACGCGGAGATGATCGGCAAGTACCTTGCAAATGCTGATTTGCTAGAAGGTTGGATTAAAGACCTTAGGGCGTTGGCGTTTTCAATGCTTGAGAAAAGCGTTCCCGTGCCGGGGTATAAACTGGTGCCGAAACGCGCAACGAGACAATGGGTTAACGAAGCAACAGCCTACGAATGGCTCGCGCAGAATTTCCCTGAAGCTGAAGTGACGGTGACATCTGTAATCTCACCGGCAAAGACTGACCCGCTTCTTAAAAAGGCGAAGTTGTCAATGCCTGAAGGTTTAGTTGTTTCTGTCTCGTCGGGCAACACACTGGCAACCGAGGATGACCCTCGCCCAGCCGTGATGCAAATCGGTCAGCAAATGGTTGCTGCCCTTAATAAAATTGGAGTGTAATAATGTCTAATGTAGTTAGCTTTGGTTCTTCGAACCTTCCTGTTGCAAGCCTTTCCGCCGCTCTCCGCGCTGTAAAGGTTTCTGATCCGTCAAGTGGTTCGGTCATCCTTAAAATGGATAAGACCGGTCATTGGGTGTACGGCGCAGACCAGACCGAGATTGAAGATGGCTCTTTGTGGGCGATCAATCCCTTCTCGTTCATCCACGGCTTTATTGCTTGGGGTGACGGCGAAGTGCTTGGTGAAAAGATGGTGCCGGTATCGTCACCGCTTCCTGAAATGGATGTAGCCCCTGCCAACGCCAAGCGTGGGTGGGAGATCCAGATCGGCATGAGCTTGAAGTGCATCAATGGTGAGGACGAAGGCTTGGAAGTTCGCTTCGCAACGACTTCGGTCGGCGGTAAGCGCAGTGTTCAAGAGTTGGTTCTCAAGATTGCTGAACAGGTTGATCTCGACCAGAACAAGCCGGTGGCTGTGGTTGAGCTGAAGAAAGAACACTATCAGCACAAGAGCTATGGTCGTATCTACACCCCGATCTTCGACATTAAGAAGTGGATTGGTATGGACGGCGCGGCTGAGGCGGCTCCAGTCGAGGAAGAAGTGGCACCCGCTACTTCTGCTCGTCGTCGTCGCTCGGTAGTGTAATCCAGACGGGGCAGTTAAGCCAGCGTTCAAGGATGTTGCAACACGGTATTTTCTGGCTTTCTCCCGTGTCTAGTCCAGCAACCAAATTGATGCCCCAACTGATCATAAAGGTAAAGTACAATGCTCTGGATTGATTTTGAAACAAGGAGCCGGTGCGATTTAAAATCGCGCGGTGTTTATAATTATTCTCGCGACGCTTCGACAGATGTGCTGTGTATGTCCTATGCGTTCGATGACGAGGAAGTCCGCACATGGACACCTGATCAACCATTCCCTCAAGACGTTCGCAATTACAAGGGACAAATCCGCGCGCACAACGCCGCTTTCGAGCGTCTTGTCTTTTGGCATATCTTAGCAATTCCGTTTAAGTTAGAGCAGTTCTATTGCACCGCAACACAAGCGCGGGCTAATTGCTTGCCGGGGTCACTCGAAGATATTGGACGCGCCATCAGCAGCACAATGAAGAAAGACCATCGCGGCAACCAACTGATCCGCCTGTTGTCGATCCCCCGCGCTGATGGCAGCTTTAACGACGACCCAACGCTGATGGCTGAGATGATAGCCTATTGCGAACAAGATGTCCGCGCTATGCGGGCGGTTAGCAAGGCTATGCGCGATCTGGACGACGACGAGCTACGCGATTACCACATCAACGAACGCATTAATGACAAAGGTGTTCGAGTGGACACGCAGCTCTGCGAAGCCGCAGTGCGTTACGCAAGCACCGAGTTGGAAGAGATCCAGAACATTGTCGCCGAGGTTACGGAGGGTGCTATTACATCTGTCCGCAGCCCCAAGATGCGCCAGTGGGTTTGGGATCGTGTCGGGCCTGAAGCCCGCAAGCTAATGATCCTGCACAAAGACGGCGAAGAAAAGCAATCCATCGACAAGTCCGTCCGCGCTAACCTTCTCTCCATGAACGACCCTGAGCAAGTGCCGCCGGATGTCGAGGAAGTCATCCAGTGCGCCGATGATCTGTGGGCTTCGTCGGTTGCCAAGTTTAGCCGGTTGGCTGCTCTGGCTGACGAGGACGACCACCGCGTTCGCGGCGCGTTCGTGTTTGCCGGTGGAGCAGCCACGGGGCGCGCGTCGTCTTATGGCGCTCAGGTTCACAACTTCACCCGCAAATGCGCCAAAGAACCAGAAGCAGTGCGCCAAGCGATGGTGCGCGGTCATGCTATCGTTCCAAAGCACGGCAAGCGCGTCACTGACGTACTGAAGGGTATGCTTCGCCCGGCGTTGTTGCCCGCCGAGGGTAAGTCGTTTGTCGTCGCCGACTACGCGTCGATTGAAGCGCGTGTCACGCCTTGGCTATCCAACAGCCTTGCGGGCAACGCCAAACTCGAACTGTTCGTCACCGGCAAGGATGTTTACAAGGTCAACGCGGCGGCGACATTCCATGTCCCCTACGATCAGGTGACCGACGAGCAACGCCAGATCGGCAAGGTGCAAGAGCTTGCCCTTGGTTTCTCCGGCGGTATCGGTGCCTTCGCGGCGATGGGCCGCGCCTATGGTATTGTGCTGCCTGAGAGCGATGCGCGGCGCATGGTAGACGGTTGGCGCAGGGCTAACCCGTGGGCGATGAACTACTGGCAGGATCTTGAAGCCGCCTATATGCGGGCGTTGCGGAACAAGAACCACCCTATCCAAGTCGGCCGGATCACTTATCTGTTCGACGGTACACATCTCTGGTATGCGTTGCCGTCTGGTCGTGTGCTGTGTTACCCGTTTGCACGGGTCGAAGGCGATCAGGTTACCTATTTAAAGGCGGCGTGGAAGCCCGCGCAAGATGCAAAAGAATGGCCTCGCGCCCGCTTGTGGCGTGGTCTTGCCTGTGAGAATATCACCCAAGCAACAGCCAACGACCTGTTACGTTACGCTCTCCGACAGGTCGAGGCGGTATTACACGTACATGACGAAATTGTCCTAGAAACAGACCTACCAGACGCCGCCGCAATTGAGCTGCAGCGGGCGATGACTATTCCGCCGAATTGGGCGGGCGGTCTTCCATTGGCGGCTGAAGTCAAGATTATGCAAAGGTACGGCAAATGATTTTTAATAATTACATCGCTTCTATCGCCCCGGTCGGTGAGACTATTCTGTTTGTTAAGCAGAAACCTACCGGCGGATTTCACTCTGACGGCGCGCTTAAGTGCGTCTGGCCTGCTTTCTTGCCTGAGCGCATGAAGGGTGAGGGCGCATGGTACGCTAACACCGCCTGCTTCATTGTTGACCGGTTCACCGGTAACAAGCTATCGGCGGCTGCGTCTTACTGCGAGAATGTCGCGTTCCTGATCCTCGACGACATTGGCACCAAGTCCAAGACACCGCCGTTGCCGCCGACATGGATTATGGAGACATCGCCCAACAACTACCAGTGGGGCTACACCTTCGCGCTTGACGATCAACCGCGCAAGGGTGAGTTCTCTGCGGCGATCAAAGCTATCGCGGCGGCGGGCTATACCGACAAAGGCGCGATCAACCCTGTACGTAATTTCAGGCTTGAAGGATCACTTAACATCAAGCCGGGGCGCGACAACTTCAAATCGCGTCTTGTCGAGTTCGACCCTAAACGTGAGTTCACCCTTAACCAGATTTGCGAGGTATTAAATGTTACCCCTGACGAAGCCGACACAGCCACCATTTCCCGCGTCCGCCTTGATGACGACGGCAGAGACGATGTACTCGCGTGGATTTATGGACGCGGTGAGATTGTTGAACCCCGAAATGGTGAAGGGTGGTTTGGTATTATCTGCCCAAATTCTTCAGAGCATTCAGATGGTAATCCCACCGGTAGATACCATCCCCTCAACCGCTCCTACACCTGTTTCCACGAACACTGCGGCGACTGGGACAGCCGCCGGTTCCTATGCTGGGTCGCAGAGCAGGGCGGCCCCAAGCACGAACATGGATTTAGAGAAGAATTGGTCGCCGCTACACTCAAGCAAACTTATGAAAAAATAGCCCCGACCGAGGCGTTCCCCGACAAGGCTGCCGAGCTTATCGCTGAAGTCGAGCGCAAAGAGCTTGCCCGCACCGAGAAGGCAGAATGGTACGAACGCTTTGCCTATATCCAAGACGACGAGAGCTTCTTTGATATGCAAGACCGGCGCGAGATTGGTCGGTCGTCGTTCAACGCGCTCTTTCGCCATATCCCTTGCAAGTCAATCCACGGCGGTCGTCGCATCGAAGCATCCGTCTGCTTCGACGAGAACCGGCAGGCGATGGGTGCTCGGTCGCTTGTCAGCGTTACCTACTCGGCAGGGCAGGGCGTTCTCGTCACCAAGGACGGCCTCGTCTATGGCAACCGGTGGCGTGACGCGCGCCCGCATCGCTACGGCACCGGCGATGTTCAACGGTGGCTTGACCACGCTGCGGCTATGATACCCGACGAGCGCGAGCGCGAGCATATCTTCGACATGATGGCGTTTAAGCTCCAGAACCCTGATGTCAAGATCAACCACGCCGTCCTGCATGGTGGCGATGAGGGTTCTGGCAAGGATACGCTCTGGGCACCGTTTATCTGGTCGGTCTGCGGGCCTGACCTACGCAACCGTGGTCTGGTGGACAACGACAGCATTGCCTCGGCGTTCTCATATCACCTTGAGAGCGAGATTTTGATCATCAACGAGCTGAAGGAACCTGACGCGCGCGAACGCCGGGCTTTGGCTAACAAGCTCAAGCCTATCATCGCCGCCCCGCCGGAGACGCTGCCGATCAACCGCAAGGGTCTGCATCCTTACGACATGGTCAACCGGATGTTCGTGCTTGCGTTCTCGAACGACCCCGTTCCTATTTCGTTAGCGTCGCAGGATCGCCGGTGGTTTTGCATATGGTCACACGCCGACCGAATGAACCCAGCCGAGGCAGCGTCCCTGTGGAACTGGTACAAGTCCGGCGGGTATGAGAACATCGCCGGTTGGCTTCACCGGCGTGATGTGTCAGCGTTCAACCCAGCGGCTGCGCCTATGATGACCGAGTTTAAACTCAACCTGATTGAGCAGGGCATGACGATAGCCGAGAGCTATCTGGTGGATCTGATCCGCAACCGTGTCGGCGAGTTCGCTAAGGGCATTGTCGCGTCCCCGTTACACGCGCTCTGCGACCGCTTGTCGGGCAGTGTACCGCAAGGCACGAAGGTGCCACAGGCAGCCATGCTACACGCGCTTAAAGAGGCGGGCTGGATCGATATGGGGCATTGCGGGTCAGGCGAGTTCCTAACCAAAAAGCACATCTGGTGCGCGCCAGAGTTTCGCCGCACGTCGAAGTCAGAGTTGCGCCGCATGGTCGAGCCGGTTACCGGCGATAACGTATTGCCATACAAAAAGACCGCCCCGTGAGGGGCGGTCAAGTCTTGGGAGGAACCTGTCACAGATCAAGCATAATCGACATGACCGTCACAAGCATTAGCACGATTAATCCTGTTAGCATACCCATACCTTTCGCGGCATTGCGTTATGCCGCTTGAGAGCAGCGACCAAAGCCGCGCGGGTTATACCCATCCGCGCGGCTGTTTTTGTGAGCGACAGGCCGCTGTGCAGCATCCCGTGCGCGGTGCCAATCCGTTCCGGCGTCCATTTCTCGTTGTGTACTCCAATCGGTTTCATTGGTTATCTTTCAATGCGGCGTTTTGTTTGACTTCAACAAGGTCAAAATGGCTGTCTTCGTTTTCCCAATCTGTACCTTCAAGCGTCCAACTATTCATTTCCCATTGACCATCTTTTAAGACCGCGCCGTGAACCGGGTAATTACCCCAACCATCCGTTGCATAAATCCGCGCTTCACGGCCATCGCTGGTGCGGTATTGTTTGTTGATGTCAATCATTTTAGATGCTCCAATTGGTTGTGGTCGGCCAAACGCTTAATTGCTGCCTCGTTTTCGCGTCGCAGTATCTTGATATTATGCTCAAGCACCTCTGTCCGCTTTCGTAGGTCGGTAATATTGTCGGCGTCTTCTACTAATGTTATTTCTACACGGCGAACGCGCCACCCTCTTGCAAACTGTAAATCCCAACTATCAGGGTATTCACCAAGAAACGCAGCTTTAGCTTCTTTGGCGGTTTGCCGTATACAGAAAAAGTCTACATACTTTTTTTTTGTTAACGTATACGCTTTATGTTTTGTCATGTCCGAAGCTCCTTAGCTAGGTCGGCTGCACCCGGCGCGTCAGTTTCCGGTCGGGCTAGGCGCGCGTAGCCGATCACGTCGTCCCAGTGGTCGGCGTAGTCGGGGTTGCCTGATAGTATTCGAGCGATCTTTAGCGCGATCATTTCGAGGGCTTCGGCTTGCGCGTCCGATAGGCTGATCCAGTTCGGGCCGGACTTCATCGTGTCCTTCAAGGCTTGGCTTAGTCTTGCCGTTGAAGGGTAAGAGCCGTGGGTTTTTTCGCGTGTCTGTAATAAGTGCGTCAATTAAGTATCCTCCAATTAAAAGTATGATTGCACTAAGCGATAGCATCAATAGCGCCCGCTCTGCTGTAGTGGTATGTCAAGTAGCCCTT